AGCCTTATCTTTTAATTTTTCTTTCGCTTTGTTTGTAAGTTTCATATCTTTTTAGTACTTTTGCCAAGTCAAAACGACTAACTCTTTTTACTATCATTTTGACGGTGCAAAGATACTAACTATTTTGTAAGTATGCAAATATTTTTGTAAGTATTTTAATGGAAAATACAAACTTTTTTGTAAGTGTTTGATTTCCAAAAGCATTTTTATATGAATATTTTTTAATGTTAAGAAGATATGAGCTATGAATTTACAAATAAAAATGAAAGTAATATACTTTCAAATGTGTCTAAAAAGATAGATGAATATCTGTCAAAAAATAATATTACCCCTTACGAAATGGGTAAAAATACTGGTGTTAGTCAAGTAACAATAGGGCGTTATAGGAAAGGAGAATCTACACCAACCGCTAAAAACCTTGAAAAAATACTTAATATATATCCTGATTTGTTAGAAGAAAACGGCAATTATCCTATTAATATTCGATTTCTTGAGGTTTATGAATACTTAAAATCTGTATATCCTAATTTTACTCCACAAAATATTAATATTACAGATGAAGAATTATTAAATATTCAAGAAGGTAAAATAAAAGCACCTCTATTAAAAATTCTTGACATAAATAAATTATATCCTGAGATTAATGCAAATTTTATCACTGTTGGACAAGGTGAAATGATCGTTAATTCTATTGATTATGAAAGTATTACTAATACCATCATCCCTGAAAGCAACCTAAAAGAAAAAGAATATCCCGAAAAACTTCGTATTCGTCTTGTTCCAATAAAAGCACAAGCTGGCTGGTGCGAGGGATATTATAATGATGAATATTTACAAGATATGCCTTTTGTGATAATAGATGCTGAAGAAAAACATCGTGGTAATTACATTGCGTTTGAAGTTTCGGGTGATAGTATGGAGCCTGATTATATAGCCGGCGATGTTGTAATTTGTCGTGAGGTTCAACGACACTTGTGGCAATCAAAATTACATATAAACCAATGGGACTTTGTAATTGCTCACCCTAACGGAATAATGCTTAAAGAAATCATTAAACACGATGTAGAAAAAGGTATTATATATTGCCATTCTATCAATCCAAAATATGAGGACTTTAAAATATATTTGCAAGAAGTTCGTTTTTTGTTTAATGTAGTAGAAGTACGTCAAAAAGGTCGCTCTAAACGCTCTAATCGTGCAAAAGATTTTTTGTAAATAAATTATTAACTTTTAAAACAACAAATAAAGAAATAAGAGAGCAAAAAAACTCACTTATAACAATGATCGCTATTATGGTTATATGTTTAGTAGTTTTCTTTGCTATCAAATTGCAAGGTTTATTCAAATAAGTATTAATTTTTAAAACATAATATACCAATGAAAAAGTTATTATTTTCAGCACTCACTACATTACTCATTTCTTGTGGGTACAACCAACAAGAGCAAATGCTTTATGATTATATCAATAATGGTATAAAAAGCACTCTAAAAACTGAAGCCAAAAATGTAGGTTTCAAAATTAAAGAAATGAAAAAAATCAAAGAAATCACCGCTAATGACAGTATGCAAGTGCAAAAAGAAAAATTGTACGATATATTCTACGACGGTGGCGTTACATATAACAAAGACAAAGATACTCTATCTTTTGACTTTGTTATTAGTTCAAATAATAAAATATCAGAAGCTTATCAAAAAATGATATTGTCAAACATTGAAAGCGGAGATTCTTATCTAAACTACGACTTAAAAAACAAAAGAAATAAAGCTATTGAAAAATCCGTTTACGCTGAAGGTGCAAAAAAACGCTATGAGAAATACAAAGCAATGAATAATGCTAAACTTTCAGACGTTTATCAAGCTACCTATACAATAAAGAATCCTCTACTTAACAATGTAGAGCAAACCATAACAAAAAACTATTACACCAATAAAGAAGGTACTAAAATAATTACTTCAACAGATGTTGAATAAATTCCATAATAAACAAAAAAAGCCCCGCACGATCACACGCGGGGCTTTTTACATAAACCAACAATATTAATATAAAGAAAAAAAACACTTCCTAAATCGCCAACACAACCATACCAGCAGTACCATCAATAGCCATACCCACCAGTAACTCATAACACTACTCACTTCTTTTGTTTTATGAGAAAAAGCCGTTGTGCTTTCTGTATTTCGTAATTCATTATTAGTTGTGTTTATAGTATTTGTAAGGGTAGTATTCGCCACTATTTGGCTATTGGATAGGCTGCTTTTAGTCGTAATCTTCACCTTTCCACCACTTACCCTTATAGTTTCATTATCGCCGTCGCGAATGCGGTAATATACTAATTCCTTGCTATTACCTACGCTATCCTTATCGCTCTCTACTGTTACCTCATACTCTTGCGAGGTGTGTGTATCGAGTTGCAAGGTTTGAGCGTTTTGTTGAAAAAGTACCGTACTATCCTTGTACTTTATAATACGTTCTTTTTGGACTTGCTTTTGCTCGGTAGTAGCTACCTTCCGAGAGCGGCAACCTATCAAGATAAGAGACGCTACTAATAATAATGTAATTATTCTACTCATAACTCTCTAACATTTTGATAATTTTCTTTAAACTATTTGCATAATCAGGAGCGGTAGCATAGCCCGCTTTTGCCACTTCTTCAGCAAACTTGTAAGGGTCTGCTTTTACAAGCAACGCCTTAGCATATCGCTTGTTTTTGAAAAAGAATTGAGCGTGGTCTGTAAAGCATTCCTCTTGAGTTTCATATTTCCTGAACCAGTCTAACACGGTATAAGTGTATTTTCCATCTGCTCGCTTCTTAATGCTGATTATCTTAGGAAATACAGCATTTGCACTCGATAACACTTCAGTAGTACGTAACAATTGTTTTTTATCAGAAGGTGTTTCAGGTCTTGCTTTTATTCCAAAAAGCATATTGCCAAATGTACGTTCACCCCAACCGCTCTCTAACGCGGCTTGTGCCAGGGTAAAGAGGTGAGAGATACCTGTTTTCTTTTCGCTTTCCAATGCAAATGGTTTGTACTGCTTTATAAATTCTTTCGGTGTCATTGTTGTTCGTCTGTTTTATTGTTTTCTAATTCGTTAGGAGTAATCCCATTGTTTACTTTTTCGTAAAATTCTCTCAATTTTCCACTCTTCTCATAGTTATAGAGTGCTTTCATAAAGAACTCAGGAGGAAATTTGCCGTTAGAAAGCACAAAAAGATTTTTCGCTATATCTTTCACTGGGTATAATAACGAAATCATCTGTATTGTAATTTCAAACGCCCTACCTACATCTGTCCTGCTCAAAGGTATATTTAGAATTGATAGAGATATAAAGGCTATTGCTATGATTGCCATTTTAAAAATCGTGCCTTTAAGAAGTTCTACAAAATCAAAATCTCCCTTCTTAAAGTGATACCAAGCACCAGCTATCATATCAAGCATCAGCACTACCGATATACCCGCGTAAAAAATAGCATTCTGCTCCTTATCCGATGAGAAGTAGGCGTACAATAACAATAACGGTACACTCTTAAAGAATACCACAAAAAAATAAAACACCCTATCTCTTAGATGTATCTTATCATCAAAGTAGAAGAGCAAAACCAAAGGCGTTGCCCATATCGCTATCCTTATCTTGGCTTTGAGTAGCCACTTCATAAACTTATCCATTAGCTTCCTTGTTTATACGTTTTACAATAGGGTAAGGCGTAAGGCTCGCTACAATGTCCCACCAGTCAATAAACGTGCGTTTGATAAACTTATCGTACAACTCTTTTGCGAGCCCTACCAATAGTACAGCGGCTAACGCTAAAACAAAAGCAGTACCAACGCTCCAAAATTTAAAAAACAGTGCAAAAAATAGCACTAACATACAATTGCCAACCTTTGAATGTAGCAATTTGTCCTTACCTATTAAGTTTCGTTTAAAATTATTCATAGTTTTTTTTTATTCGCTCCAATCAGTTTCAACGTTCCCCTGCTCTAATTTTAATAATTCTATTGATGATATAGGCGCTGGTATAATACCTACAACCTCGTGATAAACAGTAATACCCTTCCATTCTTTATTAGGTACTATTAAATTAGTAGTCTTCCCGCTTTGTAAATTTGTGTTTATATATTGTCTTGGCACACCTCCTAATTCGTTTGAAAAATAAACTACAATCGCCCCTTTTACATCTTGTTCATTGGTCTTAGTTGGCTCATTAAGCAAATAAAAAGTACCTGTATAACCATTCATAGTTCGTTTGCTCTTAGAATTTAATATAAGATTTCTCCCAACAAATGCCTTATTTTCAAACTTCTTGCTCATAGTAAGGTAGTCTACCTCTCCCCACAACGCAACCATTCGCAACTCCTTTACATCGCTCGGTGTGGCAAAGGTTAGCCCTATTACATTCCCTGTATAGTCTCTTTGTATAGAACTTACCACTACACCAGCCTCATAGCCTAATATTTCAAAAGTGTTGCTCATTGTCTCCACGATAAGTACATAAGTGCCTTTTGTTAGTGCATTCATAGCGGCAATATTACCACTATCCGCCTTGTCTATCTTTATCGATAACTCGTGTACAAAGCCGCCGCTTAACTTTTGCGAACCATTCACTTTAAAAGCGTTTGAGAGTTCAAACAAATACCCTTTTTTAGTAGGGTACAACTGAAAATGAGTAATAACACTCTTATCCTCATTCATTGTTGTATATCGCCTATCAATATCCTTGTAAGGTATCACCAGCACTCTATGTTTGAGCCCCTTTGTAGGTCTATATTTGCAATCTAATGCTATATCTTTTATACTCTCTATACATCTCATATCAGTTGCATTCTCATTCTATGTTTATTAATTCGATTGCTTTCACCGCACCCGCTATTACAACTATATTCAGGGAATAGTAGTCTATTCCTCTCAAGGTATCTCTCGCAATCTTGCCATAGCAAGTCTGCTTGTTGCTTGTACATCGTGCGTACATCACGCCTTTCGTTTTGACTAATAGCCTCTCCATCTTGGTTCACCTTTTCTTTAATTCCCATTGGCGTATCTACCTGATGTCCAACGAATACATAACGGGCGTATGCAAAGTATGATAATACGGCTTTAAGTCCTGCAAATTCGTACTTTTTGCCCTCAAAGGTATAACTACCCCCCTCAAGCAATAACGTGTAATCTCTCACGGGCGTTTCGCTTGTTAAATCTTGAAAAAAACTCTCACAAACCATCCCTTTCAAATCAAACATTTGCGCCTCTCTTATAAAGCGGTTGAACTCTTCCTCTTTACGAAAAAGTGAAACACTCAGATACTTGCTACATTCTTGCTTATTAACTAATAATCTCATACTAATTTGCTAATTTCAAAAAGTCCGTTTGCCGAAATGTCCCTTACAAAGCCGTCAAATAGCTCCTCAAACATCTCTTGTACATCTTGGCGTTCTTCTTGCATTTGCTCCTGCATAAAGATACGTGCCTCTTTCAAACTTTCCCCAGAAGTGTTACCCAACTTCCCCTCTACATAGTCAATGAGTACGGGCGGGATATTGCCATACGACTTGCGTATATTGTTAGCCGTTTTTTGGTCAGCATACTGAAACATATCAGCCTTGATATTGCTCTCTATAGGTTTTATCAGTATGTTGTTCTCCAACTTATCGCCCTGCATTTCCGTTTCAAAGTGAAATACGGATTGCTCGGCTTCTACACCTATGCTCTTTTTCAATTCATCTCTGAACTCTTGTCTATCATCATCGCTTTCCATTGGCGCAGTAACAACAGCATAAGTGCCGAAAAAGCCTTTTTTAAAGCCATTCCTTGTGAATACACTCGATAACCTTTCACTCTCACAATCACGCAACACTACATCAGCCCACGCCAGCGGGTAGGTATCATTCCTATCAAGGTTTAAGAAAAATACTTGCCCCTTGTACTTTTCCCAACCTCCTGCCTTAGCTACTTGTGCTTCTATAACATCAGGTCGAGGGTCGTATCGGTCAATAGCAACTAAATTCTTATCCCTATCCTTATAGTCCGTCAATTTATCCCAATCGTTATATATAAGCACCTTACCTCTGTAGTCGTTACTGTCTTTTGCACCTAATCTGCAATTCTTGTAAGGCAACACTTGCACGCTTATCTTCTCATAGAATCCGTTGTAATTCACGTGTACGAATGCGCCCTTATGTATTGCAATACTTCTGGCTACTTTTTTCAGCAAGTCGTTAGGAGTCTCCCTCTTATCATTCACAAACAACTCTTCTTTTCTAAATCTGACCCCTTGCGACCTTGCTTGCTCTCTTTTTTCAATTTCCAATGCAAAGCCACGCCCATAGATAAAGTCAGCAATTACACCCGCACAAGCACGAGCAGTGGGCGAACCTGCCACCAACTGCTCTATGATTGTCGGGTAATCATTGCCAACTCCATTCGCCAAGAACGGAAAGCCCTTAAACTTATCACTATTCGTACGTCTTTCCTCTTTTGCTAATTCTATTGCTTTTAGCCTTGTCATCGTCTAATTTATTAATTTGCTAATTCGCCAATCAACTTCTCCCAGTTCTCAGGATACAAATCAAAGTTTGCAATCCGATTAGGGTTAATCTTCAAGTAACGCAACGCAATATCATTCGTTAGCGTGTCGTTGTTAAACAACTCACTACTACCAAAATCAATCGCTAATGAAGTAATACCCGCACGCAATCTAAACTTGCACGGCTCATCACTATCATTCTGCAAATCTTCTTGTGTGTTTTGTTCAGCGTTATCTTGTACCGCTTCTGTAGGTTGCAAATCATTCTGCAAATCTTCTTGTGTGTTTTGTTCTTTTCTTGCCATAACTTTTAACTTTTTATGTAATTTTTCTTTGCCCTCATTCACGAGCCTATTCCAATACCCACTCAACTTATTGCCACAAGTCGTGCACGGGTCGCTATCGTCAAATAAGTAAGCATAAAAGGCGATGAAAGTATTCTTATCCACCCCCACCGCCTTTTCGTACCCACCATTGAGCAATTCATTTAAACTTTTTTCAGTAAAATTCATTACGCCGCCAGTTTTTTGTCAAATTTCTTTTTAGTGGTTGCGTAGTCAGTTTCAAGCCATTTCAAAGCAACATTAGGCTCTTTCTGGTTTGCAGGCGTTGCGATTGTAAGTTTGAAAGCCCCTCCGTTTGTGCGACCCTCGCCCTCAGTAACCTCTAATCCTACAAAGAAGCCCAATACATCAAAACTACTCGCTCCCTTTACCTTATGCTCAATAACAGCCACCAATTGCGCCCCATTTACAAATTGGTCAATTTGTGCGTAATCATCAGCACTCTTGCCATACACTGTAATACCTATTGAGTGTTTATATCCGTTGAAATCATCATCAGAAATCTCAGGTTTAATGCTTTCCGAGATAAGAGCATCCTTGAAATTATCAAAGAAATATCCCGTTTTTCCACTCTTCAGCACCAGCGTATTCATTTTGTTTTTGTCAGCCTCAATTGTAGTTGCCGCAAAATCAATATCGGCTCTATTGATAAGCAAAATACGCTTCTCAATACCCTTTACCTTGTCGTTACAATCAAAGGTCAAATCTTTACTTAAAGCATTAATACATTCTGCCATAATTCTATTTTTTTTAATTTATTAAATTTGTCAATTAGTAAATTTGTTAATCTACTAATTGACAAATTCGTTAATTACTAAATCGCCATCGCCCCAGTGGTGCCAATCACACGTTGGAAATCCATTCTGTAAGCCGCTTTCAAATACACGTGCTCATCTTTACCCCCAACGTACTCAATCTCAATATCATTGAGAGAGCTCATTGAGTCGATGCCCACTTGGCATTCCGATTTGTCCAACAAAATCACACGATGAGGGTTATCCCACTTAGTGCCATTGCTGAAGTCACGGCGAATAATCTCATCAAACCAGCGATGTGTTACAATGGGTATGCCTTCAAACTCACCAACCATATAACCACCCTCCATTTTGTCGAGTGTTAATTCGTTCTTGTACTCACTTCTCAAGTAACGAGATAAATTTATAACCATCGAATGAGTAGCTAAAAATATAGGTTGTGAACCATCGGCGAATGTTAGTGGGTCAGCCTTATCAATCAAAGCCGTAAAAGCATTGAAAGCTGTATCACGTGCCAAAGACGATTGCGCTGCAAATGTATTTTGCGCATTCTCTGCAATAGTTACTCGCTTGCTTGCATCGGTAGTAACCATCTTAAAGAATTGAGTGTACAAACCGTTAATTACGTTGTAATTCTCTTTTGCAACACCCGCCTTCAAGTTCTCACTACCACTCCCCGAACCTACATTGCTCGCTTCCTTGTTACCAAAGAATACAAACTTATTGAAGTCCGTTTGAATAGCCTTGCCAAAACGCTCCGCCAAAAAGTTCACAAAGTCGGTATCTTCAATGTGTATTTTCTTAACACCTTTCTTGCTCGCCCATTGCAAAAACGAATTTTCTAACGCACTATAACATTCGCTAATAGTAGCCCTTAATGCTACAGGCTCCCACCAGCCGGTGCGAACTGGTACATCAAAGGGTACAGGCTCCATACCGCACCCAGTATCCTTGCGCGTTACCCCCTCTACAGACCCATAATAGCCGTACTCTGTATTCGTGGTAACATTCTCCACAATTGTCAGGGCCTGCTTCGCATCAGCGTTGCCAAGCGTGCGTTCCTCCACCAAGTCCTTAATATCCTTGATATATTCCTTAGTGCGTTGTTGCTCTGTGATAAAATCTTTTAATTTTGTTTGTGCCATAATCTACCTACTTTTTTACATTATTTTTCGTAAGTCTCCATTCTCGCCTTTATATCATCCAAGCTGAATTTTTTCTTACTACCATTTGCAGTTGCATTGCTCGCCCCGCCATTGTCTTGCACTTCAAATTTACTTTGTCGCTTCTCAATGCGTTCAAACTTCTTTTGCAACTCATCTAACCTTTTAGAAATCATTCCAAAGCCCTCCAATACAGATTTAGCGAACTCATCATCAGCAGCCTCGCCTTTGTCAGCATTACCGCCTTCATCCTTAGGAGATTCTTTTTCTTTAATCTCTTTGATAACACCCCCCTCTACAACAAGGGTGCGTTCATCCTTCAGCAAATAATCACCATCGGCAAGTGGTTTCTCGGCATCCTCGCCTCCGTCAGTCTTTTGCTTCACTTTATCCCCAACAGCAGGCTCGTCCGCCTCCGTTTCAACAGTGATAATATCACCATTTGCGAGTGTTAAATCCACATCAAACAGCGATTTACCAAATAATGCCTTTACGGCACGTGTAAAAACACCTTTTTTCATATTCTTTTTATTGTTTTTTCTACCTATATAAGCCTCGTAACGACTAAAAAAGTCCCCTAATATATTAGGGTCTTTCTCCAAAATATCGAATACTTCGGGGTTTTCGTCTAAAAAATCAGTGAATTTTACCCCCAAATCGTCATTTTTTGAATGAAAAAGACTATCAGTAGCAGCAGGGTCGTCTACCAAGTCCGATGAAATCCACTCAATCAACTCGTGCCCGTCAGCCTCTTTCTTTTCCCCGTCCTCTTCATACTCCTCAACCACGTAATTTGCTAAAATAACAATAGAATTGCCAAACATTTCCGAGTTGCTTTGTGCCATTCGCATAATGTAATCATACATTGTAATACCGCGCCCCTCTACATTCGTATCCTTTGCAATATCATCAAGGTATAAGTCCCCAAAAAGTTTTTCATTCTCTACTTTGAAATTCTTATACCTTCCAATATAAGAACCTAAAGAGTTATTACACATCGTAGGGTGTCCAAAGCGCGCCTTAATGTAACCACGTTCATCTCCCTTTGCTTTTAACTCGTTTAAAAAACGTTCAGAAAAGTATGTACCATTCTTATTCAACCCCTTTTGAGCCAATACAACACCATATATAACACCCTTATCAGTGTCTATATTTTGTGTTACCGATTGATTATATTGAGGGTTCGCTCTAAATTGATACTTTTCCATTTTTTATTAAATTATCATTCATTTGCAAAAGTACCTTACAATTGTAGTATATCGTTGCTAATCTATGTTAGCAATCAATTATGTAAGTATTTTATACTTTTGCAACGTGATACGTTTGCGGTCTTAAATAATTTTTTTTATCAAAAAAGCACGCCTTAAAAAGCGTGCTTAGTTCTGAGTTTTCATTTTTTTTGTTATATTTAAAGTTATTACTAAAAAACACGCCTTAAAAAAGCGTGTTTTTTTTCCTTGTAGGATTACGTCTAATTATTTACTTTCAACAAAAACGCACCTACTGCAATAGGTGCGTTTTTTTATAATCAATTAATTATTAGTAAGACTTTTAAAGTAATAATAAAAAAGACCTTTCGTTCGTATACCCATCTCTCTGTGACCATTTACCAAAGCCGACACCTCAGCCTTTGACAGCCCCAAATCCTTAACTAATTGCTTATTCCCTACCTTGTATCGGTTCATTCGCTCCTTAATCCAATTAGGCGTTACCTCCTCCACAGGACTCGCCATATAACACCTTGCTCCAATATTCAGAGTATAATCCTCAAAGAAAGGCATAAAGAGTCCCTGAGCACGTTCTCTTAAATCCTTATCTGTTAAATAATTCTCACTTGGGCTCTTTTCCTGATAAACAGAAATAACAAGAACTTTTTCTGCTTTATCTATATGCTCTATTTTAAAGAAAATACGAGCATACCTTTGATATTGTAATGCCAAATGCTCTAACTTGTCCAGCTCCTCATCTGTGAGCAATCCTTTTATCTTATATATCGCTTTAACTATATTCATATTTTATTTATTATAAAAGAGGGGAGGAGTTACCTCCCCTTTCATTGTTACAACTCAATTACATTTACATTTGTAAGGTCGAAAATCGCTAACTGCTCATTAGCCGTTCCAAGTTCTAAGGCTGTTGGCAAATCATCTACTATCATTACACAATCGTAGTAAAATTGTTTGCTTTCTCTATCATACCAACCGCCTACTACATAAGTGCTTTGCGTTGCGACCTCAATAACTCTTTTCAGTCCTTCGTCTCCGAAACTGCATTGTGTCATTTTCATTGCTACACAATAGCCTTTTTTAGGAGTTTGAAAATCTAACAATGAAACGGTGAACCCTTCTTTGTTAGTCTCTGCAATCTGTTTAATCATTTGGAATATTTCCATAATTGTTTTTTTGACCGTGTTATACAGTTGTCTCTTCTGTTCTAATTCAACGGTGCAAAGATACATCAAATGTTTTAATTATACAAACTTTTTTAAAAATATTTTTCAACTTTTTTTGTTTCATATTTAACAAATAAAAAAGCACCTAATTAGGTGCTTTTTCTTTATCCTTATAATACGCTTCCCAGTGTGCTAATAACTTTTCAGCGTGTTCTTTTGGAGTTACTTTGATGTACTTTAAAAAACTTGCCTCTGTTGTGTGTCCCGTAATCTTCATTATTGAAAGTGTAGGAAAATTCATCAGATATAAATTAGTTGCAAACGAACGCCTACAAGTGTGTGAACTCACTAATTGCCACTTCTCGAACAATCCACGCTCCTTGCGCCTCGTGGTAGAGTTCATCAATGATCCTTCCACTACATCATTAAACCCTACACTTCTACATATCTCCTTTATGAGTTTGTTAAATACGCTTTCACATATAGGCGTTGGCATTCCTCGTTTTCTAATCATATCCTTAATATGGTGATGAAGCGGTATTACTACCTTTGCCCCTGACGTGTTGCGCGTTTTTTGAGGCTCAACCTCGATAAACTTGCTATCAGGGTCAATAGATGGTAAATTCATAACATCAGAAACACGTAACCCCGTCCAAAGCCCCAAAATCATTAAATCACGTGCATTCTCTAATTTCTTATCATTAGAAAAATCAAACACTACCAACTTTTCAATTTCTGTCTCTGACAGTGCTACCGATATGCTTTCCTCCTTAGTTTTTGTAAAACTTTCCAAATCATCAGCAATCGTATACCCTTTTTCCTTTGCTTTTCTCAGCAACGCCTTTATTGATGATACCAACTCACCTATACTATTAGCCGAGTACTTCTTTTCGTTCCTACAAAATTCTACAAAATCATCATTCAATTGCGCATTGTATTCAGCGAATTTAATTTGCTTCTTTGTGTAATTCTCAAAATCGCGCAAAGATACAAGCGCGAGGTTGTATAGGTATATCCTCGATTGACTATACTCCTTTCCAGTGTTTTTGTTAATCATTCCTTTGGCTGAAGAAACAAAATCACTTACAAAATCTGTGAAGTACTCAAACCCATTCACTACCTTATCTGGTTTAAACTTAACATCGAAAGCATTCTTTATCTTATTTCGTGTTATTTTTTCGCCATTCAATTTATAATTATCAATGAGAGTTACAAGGAAATCGTTGTACTGCATAATATGGGTAGCAATCTTTCGCAAACGTACCCCTTCAGCCCCCTTCCTGCTCTTTGGCATACGAGCGTTAAAGTCCCAATCGTTAGGGTTGATACATTCACCAGTGGAGTACTTAAACAATTTTTTTTCGTCAGCTATGTAATACTGAATGATAATTATTGTATCTTTGTCGCCGTTAGGCTCTTTGAGGTAGAAAAACATAATCCGATAATTTTCGGCAAAGATACAAAAAGGGTAAGTATCGTGGTAAGTATTTTTATAATATTTTTAATTTTTAAAATTAAAAACATATTAAAAACATTTGCACTACCTTTATTTTTATTATATTTCTTAACTGAAAACAAAAAAGTATTTAATAACAACTATTTCACCGAGAAATAATTTTAAAACTATCATACAATGAAAAAAATCAAGTTTTTAACGCTTTTATGCGTAGCTATAGGTTTAGGCAGTTGTAACAATACCGTCCCTACCGATGCCTTACAAGGTGAATGGCAACTCGTTACTATGGGAACTACTGCCGTAACTGCGGAGGCTCAGCCTACCCTTCAACTCAATATAAAAGAAATGAAGGTAAACGGTTCCGATAGCTGTAATACCTTTATGGGAGGTATCACAAATATCACTGATAAAGATTTAGTATTTAGCGAATTAGCAACTACACTAATGCTTTGTCCCGAGACTACTATGCAAGTTGCCGATACTTTTGGCGCTGCAATGAAAAAAGTAGCTAAATATGAAGTGAACGACAAACAGTTATTGCTAAAAGATGACAAAGGAACTGTACTGCTCACTTTTACAAAGAAGTAAATCTCATATTATTGGTTAATAAATTAATTGAAAAGGCTGCACAGAAGAGCATTCTTTGCAGCCTTTTTATTAATGAATTATTATTAATTATCAACTGAACAATAGTGGTATGACTAAGAGCGCTACTACAGCTGCTATAATTCCATAGATGAACATAGGCACAGCCGTAACTTTTAGAATTTTTCCTTCAGCTTTATCAATACCTAATACCGAACATACAGCAATAATATTGTTGATACACACCATATTACCCATTGCTCCCCCTACCGATTGCAGGGCGAGAATCAAAGGTACTGAAAGTCCTGTAGTATTCGCAACCGAATATTGCACAGCCCCAAAAGTGAGGTTTGACACAGTATTCGAGCCTGAGAAAAATGCCCCTACCGCTCCTAAGTATGAAGCGAACATCGTCCAATAACTACCAGTGGCATTAGCTAAACCACGACCAATAGTTTGTACCATAGAGTCTTCTCCCCCCATTAGCATTACATTCACCATAATGAGTGCCCCCACTAATGCTAAAAATGGTTTTTGTATCTGTACAAAACTTGCTGAAAATAGCGATTTAGTTTGTTTCCATTTCAGTGAGAACAACGGAATAGAAATCAACACTGTAACTACAAATGGAATCAGTGCTGGCACATAGAGCAGTTTGTAGCTCTCACTCTCGCCCGTATCAAAAATATTCTTCAACGAGAAAATCAATCCTTTAGTAACCTGAAAATCTCCTAAGTAACCTAATTTAATAGTAAACCAC